GTTCAATTGTTGGCTGGTATAATAACCCTTCATTAACTCCACCTATTGATCGCCTATCAGGCAGAGTATTTAATATAGGTTTAGCGGCAATAAATTCAATAGCAAATACAGATAAAGCATTCTACTGGCTAGGTGATGACTTTGCTATATATCGCTCATCTGCTGGCAGGGCTGAACGCATTAGCACTGATGCAATATCAAACGAGCTACAAAAATTCTCTGATGTTAGTGATGCTATTGGAAATACTTTTACATTTGAAGGTCAGGACTTTTATTCAATTACTTTTCCATCGGGCAATAAAACCTTTGTTGTCAATGAAGAGTTAGGCGATAGCGGATGGTTCGAGTTATCTTCAGGCATTAACAGTCCTCATAAAAGTACAAAGTATCAAGGCACTTCAATTATAAATGCTTATGGTCAGAATATGGTTGCTGATGTTGATAACGGTAATGTGTACAAATTAGATTTAAACACTTACATGAACAACGGTGAACCATTACAAAGAATTAGAGTTACACAGAGCGTTAACGGTGATCTATTAGGTACAAAAGGTAAGCGTGTTCAAATGTCATGCCTCAAGCTAATAATGGAAACTGGTGTTGGCGTTATAGCTGGCCAAGGTGACAACCCTCGAATAATGATTGAATATTCTGATGATGGTGGTAACACTTGGCGAGGTGGCTCATGGCCTAAAGTTGGGAGATTAGGGCAATTCACGTTACAGGTTGAATGGTTTAACTTAGGTTCTTTTTATGATCGTATATTTAGAATATCAACCACTGACCCTGTTAACTACAGCATCTATACAGCAACAATTGACCTAAGATTGGCGGGTAAATAATGGCTAATCAAGTTAACCCACCACCACAGCTAAAAATACCAACGGTTGTATTTAACGATCCAGAGTGGCTAGCGTATGAGCAGCAAAGAGATATCATTTTATTTCAGTTGTATCAAAAGCTAGGCGGAACTAGTGACCCTATAACTGGGTTAACTAATTTTAGCACTAGCGGATTTAGCGCACAGGTTCAATTTCTACAGCAACAAATAGATGGTTTGCCTGAATTCACTATTGATACGACAGGCTTTACAACTGATACAACCCTAATTACTACTGATAAGGTAATTGCATAATGGCACAGCAAGATATAATTATAGGTACGGCAAACGCGAAAGCCGGTGATACTTTATTTTCAGCATTCACAAAAACACAAGCTAACTTTGATGAGCTTTTTACTGGCGGGCTAAGTAGTACTATTAATTGTGATCAAAGCAATATAGCAACAACTTTAGGCACAACAATCGACAGTACAAAGGTTTATTTGATTGATGGCGTTATTGATTTCACAGGCACAGGTTTAAATATCGAAGTCCCTGCCGACGGAATAAACATCATAGGATCAACTTTTAACGTGTCAGGCCTTAAGTGTACTGATGCTGGATATACGCTATACACGTCGCCCGTTGGTGGGAGTGGTGACGTACTTAGAGAAAGGCTTTTTGTAGAAATTAGCGGCGTTGGTTCACAGGTGTATGATCTAACTGATGCAACAGGCTTTCACGCAATAGAGGCTGATAGAGTTAATTATAATAACTGTACATCGCTAGGTAGTATAACTAGTTATCGTCAAGGGCTAGAAACGGGGACGGGCAGATTTGGCGGCACTCCTGAGTTAACGCTTACAGGTCCGTGGGTTAGTGGTTATTTTATTGATGTATCAATAGTCAGAGGCTTAACGGATGGTGCTTATTCACTATATAAAGCCGGCGCTGGGTTCACTATGGCATCACGATTCAGAAGTAATCAAAATATTGACTTGCCTTCACTTGTTAGCTTCTTAGATTTCGCCCCTGCAAACTTTCCTAACGCTTCTACCTTGCAGCTTGTTGACTGCTTAGTGACAAGGGCTGGCGTGTCTGATGCTGGCGATACAAACATAACACCCAATGTCGTTGCCGGTGATTTAGTTTCATCATGGACAAATAACACAGGAATACCAAACACTTTTGAAGGTGGTTCGATTGGCGTAACAACTGAGACAGCAACAACTATCACAGTGGATGGACAATTTGAAGATCTCGATGCTACTTTATGGACTGCGGCAGGACTGCAACACTTTGATAATCCATCAGGGAATCATCTAAAGCACTTAGGCTCATCACCTAGAGAATACAGAGTCATAGCATCATTTGCTTTAGATTCTACAGCTAACAACACTATAGCGCTAAGAGTGTCAAAGTTTGATAGTTCAGCGGCATCTTCATCAGTCGTTTTAACGCAAACTCGACAGGTCAATAATTTTGTAGGTGGGCGTGATGTTGCTTTTTTCAACATAAACATTAATACAACACTAGATAAGGATGATTATATCTTCCTAGAAGTGGCGAATATTGGCGCAACTAATAACATTACAGCGGAAGCGGATAGCTATTACATAGTAGAGGAAAGATAAATGACTACTAAACAGATAGTTGATAATTTTAGTAATACTATTGCCGATTCTATTCAAACGCCATATACAGCGCCGGCAACTAAAAACGTGATTATCGAATCATTCACGGCTGCTAATAACTCTATAGTAAACGCTAGCTATAAAGCTTACATAGTTTCACCTTTAGATAAAGAGTTTCCACAGCGACCGTTCAAGGTGGTTGTATGGGGTGAGGTTGATTTGGGCATAGGTATTGTTAATCAAATTATACCGGCTGGTGGTTCATTAAGATTCGAGACTTCAGCTATTGATTCCATTTACTTTACGGTAACGGGGCGTGAAGTTGATACTTAAAGAAACAACCAACATAGACGATATTAAGGCTGTATTATGCAACCCTGATATTTATGATAGAATAGCTAGTGATAGCGAGGACAGGCTAACTGTTGACACCTTGCCATTCAATGAGAATTACAGGTACATAGCTGGTTATATAAATGATGTTATTTTTGGGCTATGTATCTACTGTAAAAAGGAAAACATAACTATAGTTCACTTTCAAGTGTTGCCGGCCTATAGGAAGAAATACGCGAAGAAATTCGCAATTAAAAGTTTAGATTTTAGAGGAACAAGTCCGTTGTTTGCGGTCACTCCTAACTGCTATAAGCCTGTTATTAATTTTGCATTAAATATAGGGTTTGAAATTTACGGAGTACACGGTGATTTATTTACCAAAAACGGTAAGAGTTACCAGCAAACTATAACGAGGTTTAAAGAATGAGTATACTAACAGACCCGCTCAACTTGGGTGATAGCTTAGGTATAAATGATGCACTTGATGATGCAGGATTAGGCGCGGCTAACTTTTTAGAAAACCCAGGAACGGCGCTTTTAGATCCTGGTGATTTGGCTGGCACTGATGCGGCAAGGAAAGCAAAGGAAGCGAGCAAAAAAGCACAAGCGGAACAGTTAGACGCATTAGGTCGTTCAATAGCTGAAACACGCAGGGCTGGCGAAGAAGGCCAAGGATTTCTAGCTCCTTTCGGTGGTGTTGGCTTGCAAGGTGTCGAACAGGCTAATTTCTTAACAGACCCACAAGCACAGTTTGATTTCTTGCAAAATAATCCTTTATTTCAGCTTGGCTTAGACAATGCAAACACTCAAACAAATAAATTTGCAGCGGCTAGAGGTCGTTTATCTGCTGGTGATACTCTTCAGCAACTAAACCAAAATGCTCTATTAACTGCATCGCCATTAATACAGAGTCAAAAACAATCTATCGGTGACTTGCTTAACTTTGGCGGCGGTATTGCTACTAACCAAGCAAATACAGCAATCGGTCAAGGTTCTACAATTGCAAATGCTTTTGAAAATATCGGTAATGTTAACGCGGCTGGTATCCAGAATAGAAACCAGATACAAGCAGACACAACCGCTAATCAGCAGCAATTAGCCGGTCAAATATTTGGCGCGTTTTCAGATCCAGCATTAAAAACTAACATTCAACAAGAGGTTGATTCTAACGAAGTGTTAAATACTTACACTTGGGATTGGAACGAAAAAGCTAATGATCTTGGTTTACATGGCTCAAGTCGTGGCGTAATGGCTGATGAAGTATTGGAATATATGCCTGAAGCTGTAACAATAGACCGAGGCTTTATGAAAGTAGATTATGAGATGATAGGAGTTAAGCACTAATGGCAATCGATCATCGGATTATACAACAGATAGGCGTTAGAAATAACGCTCCTGCTTTGAATATGTTTCAAAACGCAATGGCTGCATCTCAAAATAGAGACGCTCAAAAGCAACAAATGGAACAGCAAGCGGCACTACAACCGTTTAGACAGCAATTATTAGAGCAGAAAGTTGCACAAGGTCAGCAGCAAGCCACACAAGGTAGGCAGCAACAAATACTTAAAAGTGTGAATGACTTTGCTTTAAGTAATCGCTCGCTAATACAGAACGCTCAATCTACTGGTGACTTTACCGGCTTACGTGGTGCATTAGTTCAACGTAGAGAACAATTAATTCAGCAAGGTTTACCAACTGAAACAACCGATCAAGGACTGGCTTTGATTGATGCTGGTCAAGGTGGTCAAGTTGTATCATCATTGGGTGACGCTGTTAACTTGTTTAATCAACAGCAAGGACGTAGCAAATCAGCAGGACAGCGAGAACTTGAAAACTTATTGTCATTAGCTCAAGACCCTAATTCTACGCAACTAGAAAAAGATTCAGCCAATAGAGCTTTAGGTAATTTGGCTAAAGTTGGCAGCTTAACGAGTCAAGAAAGGCTTGGCGGCGATACTGATTTAACTACTGACGTAGCAAGATCTCAGGCGGAAATAGCAGAAGCAAAATCAACCGCAACTGAAGGTGCAAAGCTTAAGCAGCAACGTAAGCACAAGCCAGCAATAACCGCAGCAGTCAAGATTGCTGAAAAAGAAGCTATTGAAAAAGGCGAGGTATTAACTGATCTTGCTAGGATGACGGCAGGACTACCAGGATTAAAGGACGCAGTTTCACAACTTAAAGAGTTGTCTGCATTAGCCACTAGTACCTTTGGTGGCAAGGTGTTTGATATTGCAGTAAAACAAACGGGGTTCGGGTCAACAAAAGGAGCTACAGCAAGGGCGAAAATGAAAGCTATAATCGCCAATCAAACATTGCCACTGTTAAAGGAAACCTTCGGTTCTGCATTTACTGAGGCAGAAGGCGCAAGACTAGAGGCATCATTTGCAGATCCAGACGCGACACATGAAGAAAGGCTTGCTCAGTTAGACGCTTTTATAGATCAGAAAGTAAGAACGATAGAAACAAAACAAAGACAACTTAGTCAAGCAGAAGAGTTGTCAACCGGTGAATTCGCAGGCTTTAAGGTGGTCAGATAATGCCAATTGTAACCATACAAACACCAAGCGGTGGGTCAGTTCAGATTGACGCACCAGAAGGCGCAACAGATGATCAGATTCTTAGGTTTGCAAAATCTCAAGGGTTATTCGACCAGCAACCTGAATTGCTACCAGAACAGGCTGCAACTCCTGCTGATGTGGACTTTATACCTACTGAAGAAAACTTAGCTAAACCATTGCCGGAACAGCCAGAAACAAGCCTTTTAGATGAGGCTATCGGAGTCGGCGAGGCTGCATTAACTACGGTAACGGGTGCAACTGGCGGTGCTATAGGTTTTGGTCTTGGTGCTTTAGAGGGTATCGTTGGCGAGTTGACCGGCAGAATACCACAAGGCGAAGGAATTAGAGTGGCTGAACGTTTAGCTTCAGAGTTAACCTTTGCACCTAGAACTGAGGCAGGACAACAGAATGTTAAAGCTATTGGTGAATTCCTTAGTGTATTACCTCCTGTTGCTGGCGTAACTCCATTAAACACACTCAAGCCATTGGTTACCGGCCGAGCAATTACAGACCGATTACTAAAGAACCCAAGAGCAAAGAGAGCTTTACTAGCTGATGAGATACGAAAGGGCAATCCGAACATTAAAAACGTTACAAAGGCTTTGGATGCTAGCGGTGAGATAATCACAAGACCAGCAAGTAAACGTGCTGTTAAAGTGTTAGGTGGTGATCATACTGCAAAAGGTACGGTGAGTGTTATTGAAAACATGAGTTCATCTTCTAAATTTCAACTCAATAAGATGCTAAACAATATAGAGAGAGGGCGTAAAGAGCCGTTGTTTGGTGACGCTAATAGGCCATCTAACACGCTAGGCGAATCAATATTCAATAGAGCAGTGGCAATTAATAAAGTCAATGATAGGGCAGGGAAAACCATAGGCAAGACAGCAGAGACATTAAAGGATATCAATGTAGATATTGGCGAGGTTAATAGCTCGTTTTTTAATGGCCTTAACGAATTAGGTGTTACATTTAAGCGCGCTGATGACGGGTGGGTTACTCCTGATTTTTCACGCTCTAAATTCAAAGGTGGCAGCAACCAAGAGATGACCGTTTTAATTAACGACCTACTTAACGGTAAGCCAGGCTTTGAAGTTGCACATAAATTAAAAAGAACTATTAGAGATAATATTGATTTTGAATCTGGTGCTGGTGGCGTTGGTCAAGTTAAAGGTGACTCTAAACAGTTACTAAAAACCCTATCAAGCGGTATTGATGACGTTCTCGATATAACATCCCCAAAATACAAGAAAGCTAACGAGTCATTTGCTAAAACTATAAAGTTAAAGAATGATTTTGATAAACTTATGGGTAAAGATGTTGACCTATCAGACCCAGTATCAGCGGCGGCTATATTGGGGAATAAAGCGATGAGGGTTGATTCTAACGCTCCGACAGGCATAGCAATAAATAAATTATTCTTAAATGCTGATGACGTGTTAGGTGAGTTCAATATAAGATTTAAAGATGATATACCTAGCTTAAGGCATATTACAAACAAGCTAAATGACGCGTTTAAACTTGCTCCTGCAAACTCTTTAAAAGAAGCGGTGGGCTTGATGTTGCTGAGGCTGCTTCGGGTCCAATTGGGGCGGCAAGAGTTGCAGCAAAGAAACTTGCACAGATAAAAGATCCAGACTTTAACAAGAAGCTACGTGCTTTTAGATCATTAATAACTTCAGGAAATAATTAATATGGCATTTTCACCAATAGCGTTTGTATCTCCCAACTATCGCGATTTTAAAACACACTGGGTTAAGCCATACATACCAGGCGGAACCACTCCTAAAGTATTTGCCTTAGAATCTGATGGAGGAACACAAGTTGCCAAGCTAGAAATAAACGCAGATGGTTTTCTTATTTCTGCCGGCGAGGCTTTAGTCATACCTTACATTGATGGGGCTTATGACTTATGGATGTTTCCAAGTGAAGCAGAGGCAGACGCTAACGATACATCAAACGCATTAAGAATTGCTGATGATATTTTAGGTGTGGCAGGTACAGGCGCAAAAATAACACCAATGACACTCGCTGAGGCTGTAGCTAATACATCTGCTGTTGCCGGTCAAATAGTCCAAATAACAGATCGCGAAGATGCTCAATTCACTTACTTAACAGGCCAAACGCCTAATACTTATGATATTGTAGCAGCAGACAAAGCAACATTAGATCTAGTATTAAGCACTGGCGGTGTATCAATTGATGCTTTTGGCGCGTCACCATCAAGCACACCAGCGACAAATCAAGGAGCAATACAAGCAGCTATTGACAATCAATCTGTTGTTTATGGGCTAACGGGTGTTTATCAACACTCAGGAAGCTTTACGGGTAAGTCTAACTTAGAATTTACAGGTGAAAATGGATTTACTTTGCAATGCGAAACAGGCTTTCCTCAAGAGAATCAAATAACTTTTGCTTCTGGCGTGTCTAATATCAAGATTCACAATATTATATTTGATATGCAAAACACTGTTAATACGCCTGTATTGAGCCAAGAAACAAAGGAAAACTCTTTAGATTTTGAAGGCTGTACAGATGTTCAGATATATAACAATTCATTCATTAACACTTTAAGTCGTGGGATTAGAGTTGATGCTACTGTAGGTATAGAATGTGAAAACATGGAAGTACATCACAATAACTTTACCAACGGATCAAAGGGTGGTTTTGAGCTTAGACGGTTTGGCAGAAATATAAAGGCATATAACAACGTTTTAACGGATTCAGTTGATAGCTCTTTCGGTGGCTCTGCTGCTGAGAAATCAATAGGGATTAGCGGAGCTATTGGCGTTGATATTTATAACAATACAGTTACACAAACAAATGGGGATGCAGGAACTATTATCGTAGAGTTTATTGATAGACAGTCTGAAGATGTAAATATTTATGGCAATAAATGTTATGGGTGTGGTGAAAACTCAATAAAAGTCGGCGCTTCTGTTGGTGTCGATGTATACGCCAACTATTCTCATGATGCAGGCAGTAGAGGTATTTATATCGAAGGTTGCAAAGACTTTAAAGTACATCACAATTTTATTTATGACACTATTAAAAATTCTATATTCTTAGCGGAAGATGGAGACACAGCAAGAGTAAATGAAGACGGGCAAGTTTATGACAATCAACTCATTAGGGCTAATGTCGGCAATAACGATATAGGCTCAACCGTTGCGGCTGCATGGGTTACAGCTACGACAGTTACAGAGGGAGAAATACAAACTAACTCTGGTAATATTTACAGCGCTCAATCTACTGGCACAACTGGAGCAACAGCACCAACACATGGTAGCGGTATTGTTTCAGATGGCAATATTAATTGGGAATTTATCAGTGTAACCGGCTCAGAAGACCAAGACTCTTACCATATATTCACAAGGGGCGGTGGCAAGAACATCAAGATACTGCATAACGTATTTATTGAAGATTCTTTAACCTCGATTGCTAACGGTGTGCGCTCTACTGATGAAAACATTGAAGTAAGTGCGAATGATTTTAGTCAATTACGTGATGGTGTTATTGCTCTTAGAAATGACACAGCGAGCGGTAGAGTGTTAACTATTGATAATATAGCATTAGCAACTGAATTATCAGGTGTTGCAACGATACTACAACCAGCTACAACGGTATTGGTTGACCCTGCAACAATATTAACCTCTAATTTTGGGTTGTTGATTGACACTAGAACCAAGTTAAACGGCACAGTGGCATATATTTATAAGACTGTTGGCCCTAACAATAAGTTTACAATTAGAGCTAGGGATTCATCTAACAACGCGCCTACTGTCTCAATTGATTTAGAAGTCGATTGGACTTGGAACGCTACAGATGCAAGCGGTACTTTTGCAAAAACAAACTAAGATAAAAGCACAGGGAGTTTAACTGCTCTCTGTGCGGGTTATGTTAATCAATTTCAAAGTGTGGCATATCGTAACCGTGATAAGTGTTGCTTGAGAATTCACCACCCCATCGAATAGTCGAATTAATTTTACCCTCTTTCTTTAACCGCTTTGCTGTTGCCATAATAACGCCAGCAACTAACGACAAGTGAACCTTATCCCATGAAGCTGTGCCGTTTACATAAGCGTAAAAGTCTAAAGCATCACCTGACTGATGGAGGCTTTTCTTTAAAAAACCATCACACTTAGATACATTTTTTTGAAACAATTCGTTTTGATCTTCCGGTGTACGCAAACCACCGCTTCCAGGTATACCAAAATCAACTTGACTGTGTTTAATTGCCTCGGTGAATACTGTTATCAAATCAACATGAACACCTTTCATTCGTTGCATACTTCTTTTACTAAACTGATGGCACATTTTTAAACCTTCCATATTATTAGTTATAATTGTTTTCACGGTTGATTAGCAATAGAATGAATAGCGTTTACGACTCCGCAGCAAACGAAGAAACATACGCAGCCAAGCAAAGCCCATTCTTGCCACTGGTATTTTATATATTTAGCCATTATTGTCTCGCTTATTTAATCTTCAAATACTTCATAGTTAGTAAAATCCTTATTCATTTCATCGTAAGGGTTTATATCCTGAGATGTTACTTTTTTAGATACCTCTATTTCAATTTTATTTACAACCTTGATAAACTCTGAATTTCTACCTGTTTCTATATGTATATACTTTAGAGCAAACTCTATTGCAGTCCTTAATTCGTTCATTTATCTTCTCCTTCCTATAAGGTGTTAAAATAACCATTACTAGCCAACCATTGACCCACACTACCTACAACACAAATAGCTAGCCCAATTACCACAACTGCAAATAATAATTTGTTACTTTCTTCTTTACTCATTAGTTAACCTCCTTCATCCGTAAATCATACTTTAACTTTGTAATAGTAGCTTTCAACTTCATCATCTGATCGCCGTAATACTCGTTATTACAGCTTATAGTTTCAGTTGCTACGTTTGCCCGTTTAGTTTCTTTATTAAGTAAATCTAATAGTTCAGTGTAGGTTAGTTGCAT